TCTTCCTGTGACGCCCTCAGTGCAGCACTTTGACGGGAAACGCCGTTCATCGAGGGAGCGAGCATAGGACGGCCCTTGCCTTGATTCTGATTCTGTTGCGCCTCGTTCCGCCACGCTTCCATTGCGCTTTTACGGAACTCGGGATCCTTGAGGGACTCAGCGAGCACTTTTTGTTTGTAGGCGGCAGGATCATTGCCGACCTCAGCGCGCACTTTCACCTCACGAAACCACTGCATCAGAGTTTCACCGGGATCCGTTGAATTGTTCATGCGGATCTGCAGCGCAGGATCGGCACCTTGTCGCAGAAACTCGTGTGCCGTCGCATACGCCTGGTCGAACTCTTCCTTGTAGGTCTTGCGAGCTGCTTGGAGGCTCATTTCGCGCCGCTCACCGATCAGACGTTCCTCAAAACGTCTTTCCATGTGCTCGCGATACCCCTTGGGATCCATCAGCGGATCGGGCTCGTCGGCTTTCGGGGCGGGGTTTTCCAGTGCCGCCATGCGGCGCTGAAATTCCTGCCGTTCAAAAGCAAGACGGGCATTTTCCGTTTTCAAGGCGTCACGCTCGGCTTGCGCCGCGCGCTTTTCCTCGCTGATCTCCCTCAGGCGCCATGACGGAACCAGCGGGGCGTTGTCATCGACAGGTGGCCGCTCCTTGTCGGCCGGTGTCTCTGGCGCTGCCGCTTTGTCCGCTACGGGCGGTTCGGGCTCGGGTTTTGCTGCCGGTTCCGGTTCGGAAACTGGCGGCTCGACCGCGCTATCGAACAATGAGTCTTCCGTTAAGTCCTCTTTTTCGTCAGGCATGGGTCATCCTTCTTTCCCACTGTGTCGCCAGTGGCTTCGCGTTTTGCCCTGCTCTCGCGTCGGGCTTGCGTCAGGAATACGGCGATATCGTTCGCCGCCGACGAGCTCATTCCGCAGGCTGCGCTGGCATACTGTCCGCGCGCTCGCGATCCATATCCATTTGCTGTTCGTGCTGCTCGCGATCGATCTGCATTGCGGCCGCGGCCTTCATGCGCTCGATCTGCATGTCCATGACCGCTTGCATGCGCGCGATCTGCTGCTCGTTTGCGGCGCGCATTCGCTCGAGCATCATGTCCTGCTGCGCTTGCATGGCGGCGCGGTTGTCGTCGCGCTGCGCTGCCGCCTCATCCATTTGCGCCTCGCGCACCTTCATCGCCATGTCCTGCTGCGCTTGCGCGTCGGCGCGTTGCGCGTCCTGCGCTTTCAGCGCGGCGTCCTGTTGCGCCGTTTGCTGATCGAGCTGCGCTTTCGCCTGTATCGCCATGACTTTCGGATCAGGCGGCGGCGGTGCGTTCTGCTTGGCTTGAATCTTGTCGATCATCGGCTTTTTGACCGACGCTGGCAGCGGCGCCAACTGGATCGCGATCTCGGGGAACTCTTGCAGGAATTGCGGGCCTAGCGATTGCAGCACTTGCAGACTGTCGCCCTGCAGGTTGACCGTATCCGGCCCCTCATCGATGATGATATCGACGTCGAGCGATCCTAACGCATTGACGATCTGCGGACGGCCGTACTGATCGATGGTGAGCTTGTTGGCCTGGAAGTATTGCGCCAAATTCTGATCGTCGGTGACACGGATCCAGCGCTCGGCCTTCCAGTAGCGCTGCACGATATTCCAGCAATCACGATAAACGCGGATTTTCCAGTTCTTGAACGCAGTGAGGTACGGGCCTAGCTCGGCAATACCCGCCTGTTGCAGCAATTGAATCGCGCGCCCGCTTGAATCCTCAAGCCCCTGCCCAATCAATGCCGGATTCGGCCCGAAGTTTTCAATCTCGTTCTTTGCTTCCTGCAGCAACTCAAGCTGGCCCTTAAAGTCGGCCATCGTGGTTGTGTCGGGTTCCATCTTGAGGCCGGGGTTAACCTCGATCCAGCCGTCGGCCTTGGCCCATTCCTTGCGCGACACTTCAATGTCGTCGACCGCGCCTTTTTCGCTGATCACCTTGCGCGAGTTGAGCAAATGCAGCGATTTGGAACGGCGGTGATTGATTTCGTCCTGCGGCGATTTCAAATTGCGCGGAAAACCATAACGATCGCCGTCGTGGTCGACGGAGGCCGAAAACATGCGGTAACGCGGAAACGTCTTGCCTTTCTCATCGATGAACGGCGACACCCCCTGCATCAAAACGACGTTGCCCGCGTACAGGCACCAGCGCCACTTGCCGCCCTTGATGTACCAGTGATCACACAGCCTGACTTTCTTCGCCGTGGTGTTGACCCAGTTTTTCTCGCGATCGAATTCAGTGACGTTGATCAGGTCCGATCCCGTTTCGATCAGATCCTCGAGCTCGTTGGCTTTTTCGGGCGCGATCTCCTTGGCCTGATCCAGATCACACCATTTTGCCACACCCATAAACCGGCAATCGGTGAAACCCTCATCGTAAGAACGCGGGTCATAGAAAAATCCATCGCCGTAAGTGATATGCAGGTCTAACGTCGGATCGCCGGTGTCTCCCGGCACCAGATCGTATTCGATCCCGGCAATGCCATCGATGGCGGCGCCTCTGGCAATGCGCGATGATTTCGACGCCCAATCATTTGAATCGAGCACATAGCGAATCGTCGCCGTGGCGATTTCGGCGCCCCGGTCGTGCATCGGTGTGCGCGCAAACGCTTTTGGATCCTGCCGCAAGCGTTCGACCAGGCCCACCACCGCATCGATCTTGCGGACTATGCGGTTGGACGTCACAACCGGCTGCTTGCGATCGCGTAACGTCCTGATCTCTTCGCGCGTCCACTGATCGCCGTGGTAATAGTGCCGCGCCTCGAGCATTTCATAGCCTTCGGCGCTTTTGGCCGCGGCGTAGTCCTGGTACTGGCGTCTCAGCTTTGTCGTATCGAGGATATCAGCCGCATCCTCTTCGTCGACGGCATAGCCCTGCTTCGCCTGTTGCGTCGCAACCGGCAGATATTGCGGGCTTTCCATTTTTTTGTCCGCTCGAGAAATGTTTAACCGCCGCCTGCCCCGCGGGCTGTGACGCCAACTTCCCTTGGGAGTGCCTTTGGGAGGATGACACCCGCGGAGACAAGCGACGGACAGCGGGAGGGGTGAGGGGTTGTCTCGAAAATCCCGCTATGCCAGTTTTCGTTTGCGTCCGAACACGCCAAGCAGCCCGAGCCCGCCCGCGAACAGCCAAACCGCTCCCGGCAATGGCGTTGTATCGACGCCAAACGCCAGGATTTGATTTTGTGCGGGCGCGTCCAGCAATTCAACCGAGCAACCGGGACAATCCCAGATCCCGCCCGGCTGTACGTTGGCGACAAGCGCCGCAACCAGCGTTGCCAATGCACCAGACGCGTTATCCAAAAGCGTGCCCTGGTATTCGACGTTCCAGATCGCGAGCTGGAACGCGGCCGAGCCGTCGAGGCCAAAGGTATTGCCAAGCGTGCTCGAGGTGCCGTGGATCATCAAGGATCCGAGCTCGGCAATTTGCTGGTTGGTCAGGATTGGATTGGGAAAGCCGACGCCCGCGGTGGTGAGCGGCACGATATTGTAGATCGCGTTGGCTTGCAGATGATCAAACAAGTCGACGCACCAGGCGTCCAACGTCTGACCGGCATTCGGTCCCGTACCGTTGAGGACGATCATGCCAGCGCTGACACCGATACTTGTCGGTGACGTGATGGTGATATTCTGGCCGTTGATCTGGCCGAAACTGCCGTAGTCGAATTGATCGGCCCTGGCTGCGCCAGCGCACAAAAGAAATGCCCCGGCCAGCATTGCTGCTTTACGCATAGAATTGCCTCACATTGTTTGAGTAGATTTGGTTTGAGATTAAAAGATCACGGCTAGGATCAGGCACACGATCAGCGCCTCGATCAAAAACGCCGTCTCAATGCCGCGAGAAAATCTGGACTCCATAACCGGCACCTCATCGGTACCAGCCCCGGCCCGTTATAGTCCTTAACCGCTGCCACGCGGCGGTAGGAAGGTGCCGTCAATCGTCCTTGTCCTTGCCGCCCTTGCGCCCGCCCTTGCCGCCTTTTTTCACTTTGCCCATCGTCTTTCTCCTCAGGGGTTAATGATAAACAAGATGATCAGCACCACGATCGCGATCAAGATCACCGCGATTGCCCACAGATCCTCACTCTCGAAAGTCATCAATGCACGTTCAGCCGCTCGGCAAACATCGGATCGGCGTAAGCCGTTACCTCATTGCGCCTTGTTCTTGCGCTGGCCGTCATGGTCGAGCCCTTATTGCCGCACGCTTCCGCCGTAACGCCAACCTGGGCGTGACCAAAATCCGAATGACACCATTGCCCGCCCTCGAACAGCCCATGCGCCTCGGCAATCCGCGCTAATGTCGAGCGATCCGGTAAATGGCATTTCGCGCTGACGCGCCCCCTGCCCGTTTGGCAAACATCAAGCGCCTTACCGCACGGATGCAAAGAAGAATTTGAGCAATGGCCTCGCCTGATCCCGCCCATGAAATAAACCGTGGCCCCGGTCGCCTCAATGGCGTCGACGTAGCCCTGAAACTTTGCGGCGAACTCGACGCCAACGCGGGCGCTGGCACCTGTTTTATGTGAAACGACATTGCCGTTGCCATCGGCAACGGTATTGCGATGGTGAACTCTTGCACTCACTTGCGACGTTGCGAACACAGTAACCGCCATGATCGCAACGGCAATTGCTTGCCATCGTCTCATACAAACTCCCTTAAGTTTGTGAAAACTATCGTCCTTTGCCCGCTGGCTTGCCGTTGACCCAACCGTAATCTTTATGACTTGGCGGGATCGTGCTCGTTATCGGCGCTGGCATCGTCGACCTCTTCGCTGTCAAAATCCGCCATCATACCCTCGATCAAAAACATAAAGCGCGCGGCAGCGTCACGCACCTTCACGATCTTTGCCATTTTGGTTTTTTCGTCAGAATATTCCTTGACGATATCGGCAACGCCCTCACGCGCGGCATTGAGCACGCCATCGATCAGCGCGTCCTGAACTAAATCAGCGGTTCGATCGTAAGCATCTTTCGCCATGTCACCACGCCTTGAAGCCGTCGTCGGTGCCGGTTTTCATGGTCTTGTAGTGCGAAAACTCGATCGGGGCATTGGCGACGGGTTTGGGTCTAACCCCCCCGGTCATGCGATCGAGCAATTGCCCGACCAGCCCGATGGCATCGACCTGATCGTCATATTTCCCGGCGTCAAATGCCAACAGCTCACTTCTGAAAGCCGGATACCATTTGGCGTATTCGGGAACGTAGAGCCCGTCCAATGCCATGCGGCCTCTGATCGACTGCGCCCGCACGCCCTTGTCGCCGCGGGTGGGAAACTGCTCACGGAAACAATAAGCGTGCCGCTCGCGCTGGCGCCGTTCCAGGAACGGCCCGATACCGGAACGAATTTGTCCCTGTTCCTCCGCCCAGCCCAAGGGCTTCCACTTCAAGACCAGATCGCAGAAGGCTTCGACCCATTCATCCGACGCCGTCTGCTTGCGCCAGATATCGAGCAGGTACATCTTGCCGTCGGGGTCGAGCCCCACCACGGCATGAACCGTGTAGTCGCCGCCGTCCGCCGTCACGGCATAATCGCTACCGCCGTAAACCCTCAACGTCTTGCGATCGGGCGGCAGATCGTACGGCCGCAACCACTCGGACTTGAAAAACGTGCCGTCATCCGGCGTCGGGTTCTGCATGTAAAGCGCAGACCAGAAGCGCGGTTGCGTGTTCCTGCGGATCCGCTCGAGCGTCTCGAGCGGATAGGCGTCCGGCCACAAAGCCTCGCCCTGCCCGTTGATCGCCGGTAATTCAACCACCTCGAACCTGTCGCCGCCCGCGGCCTGTTGCGCCAAAATCCGCCCGCACAAATCATCCTCGTGCATGCGGTGATTGATAATGACGATGCGCCCTCCCGGCATCAGGCGGTTATAAGCCGTGCCGGTGTACCAATCCCACACGTTCTTGCGCGTCAGCTCCGACTCTGCGTCGGCCATCGTGGCGTAGGGATCGTCGATCAGGATACAGTCGCCGCCGCGGCCCATGATGGAACCGCCGATCCCGAGTGCGTAGTAAATTCCGCCGCCGCTCGTATGCCATTTGCCTTTCGCCTGTGAATCCTCCGCCAGCGTCGTCGTCTCGAAGATGGCGCGGTACTCGGAACTGTTGATCGTGTTCCTCACGGCGCGGCCGAAGTCGGACGCCAGGCTCTCGGTCGCGGACACCGATATAAACTGCTGATCCGGCTGGCGTCCGAGATACCAGGCGGGGAACCTGTGCGACGCCAGTTCCGACTTGCCGTGCCGCGGCGGCACCAGCAGCATCAGCCGGTCGATCTCGCGGCGCTCGACCTGCTCGAGTTTGGCCGCGATCAGGCGATGATGCTCCGCCGTGCGGTAGCGCTCGAAGGTGTATTCAGTGAACGGAATCAGGCTCTCGTTCGCCGTCTTGCGCTGCAGCAATTCCTGCGCCGCTTGCAATGGCGTTACGGATGAGACCTTCCAGTTCTTCCCGCGTCCAATCGGAAGCGTCATGTTTTGTCACCGTGACCGAAGAAGTTTGCGCGGGGCGCCCGTCAAGCCTGTCGGCCAGCGCGACAATCGCCGGTAACGCATGGCGCGACTTGACCGTGCAAAGCCTGATGAGGTTCTTGGCGATCTCGCGCAGTTGCTTGAAGTCGCCGCCGGCGGCAGCGATCTCCATACGCAGCGCGTCGGCAAAAGGCCGCTCGGTGATGATGCGACCCAACGGGTTGCCGGACTGACCCTTCTTGTAGGCCATAGGATATCTCCGAATGTTTTATGCGGGCAGTAGATTTTTGGAGCGGGCGACCCTTAGGCGATATCCGAAATGTTTTTCGGCGGTTGGCGGGGGCGGGGTAAGGTTCCATCCGACCAGCCACGGAGTCCCACATAAAAGGGGACATACCCCACCCCCTCGCGAATTTCCCGGCGACGATTCGATCACGCGCGCAAACCGCAAACGAAAATAATCCTAGCGGACTATCATCCTAGCGTGCGACGCGTACGAGCTGGCACGCGTGCGCGCGTACTAGGTACGAGCGTACGAGCGTACGAGCGTACGAGCGTACGAGCACGGTAACACGTCATGTGTTCCCGCATTCTGGAATTGTAGGACGCGTATCGTGCGGCACATTACTTGCTAGCGCGCGGGCATGACAGCGCGCGAGCATCGAACGTTGGCCGGATTATATTCCGCGCGAGGGTGTTTGCGGGGGCGTGGACGTTTGCAGTGGTACGGGATTGAAACCGCCCAAAGAAAAATCCGGCCACTTAACCGGATTCTCTCAATTACCTATCTGACGTCGATTTGCGCGGGAATGTCAATGATACGCAATTTTATTACGAATTTACCAGGTCCGCCGGCGTAACATTACCGGCCACTTTTCACTCAATATGCGCCCACAAAAGCACTGGCGCGCTGATCAATCCAATGACCAGCACGCAAGCTGTCAACGGATCGGATGAGGCCAGCACAAACGGCACTGCTATCGTCCTAATGACCCATTCCCACAAAGCGGCAGGAGTCGGCGCATTGCAGACAAACACGGCAGCAGCGAACACGATCCCAATGCAAGCGAACGTCTCGTAAAGATTGCGAAGAAAGTTTCTCATCGGTTTGGCTCATCTTGTTCACAATGAATCGCCGTGCGCGCCTCGCGATCCTCGGGCGTCTCGACGTGATAAACCTCAACGTTGATTGAACCGACTCGCATGACAACTTGCGAGTCGGCATTTTCAGCGGTGTAAGTTTGCGCGGATCGTTTCACGCATCGCTCAAAATAACTGTTGAGCATTCGATTAGGACTGACAAAATCGAATCGGTCCCCGATTTTCAATTCGCGGAATTTCATAACGTCACCCGTTGCGCCAGTTCCTCGGTAATCACGCCATCACGCGCCAGCGCGTCGACGTACTCGACAAAGGCGATACGCGTATCGGTGACGTAATCGCCATCGCGCAATGTACGCTTACTCGCATTCGGGTGACTTTCCCAAAATGCGCGGCGTAAATCTTTTTCGTTTGTGATCATGGCTAGAGTCCTGTTGCATGTGGAACGGCGCAACCGATTGCGCCCTCGACGGTTGCCCATCGCTTCGCAAGGATTCGATCCTGCCAGTTTGCGAGAATGTGCTCAGCCTTTGCCCCGCACAATTCAGACAGCGCGATTAACACCTGATCGATTCCCCGTTTGTCGATAATCGTTTCGAGGATATCGATTTCATTCTTTCCGAGATTGCTGCCGCTCATTTGGTTTTCCCCTCAATCAGTGTTTTTGTGTGCGAGTCCATTTCATCCGGTGCCATTGTCACTAATTCGACGTCGAGTCCGTCCGCATGGCACTGTTGCAAAGTCACTTGCGCGGCGTCGGGGTCATTGTCGCCCCACATTAAAAAATCCGCTCCTTTCGTCGCCTTGTCGCGCACGATGTAGCGAGTTGATTTCGTCATTGTCATTTCCCCTTGTCGAGTTTGTTACGAATAAGCCGCATCGCTTCGTCGAACATTTCTTCCGTTCGCGCCTTGTTACAGTAATGCTCAAATTCAGCGGTATTCAATTCGGGAAAATTGATATCAAATTCCCCGAAAAAATAATTCTGTGCCGTGATTTGACGCTCGCTCCCCCAATCATCGTCATTGATTGGTTTGCCGATATCCGCGAGTTTCTGAAAGTGTGCGATCATTTCTTGGTTTGTCATGGTCAGGCGTCCATCGCGGGGTCGCGGTATTCAAGATGAAAGAGGTCGATATTAACGACAAGATAATCGCCGCAATCATGGTGCCCCGTGAACCAGCCACGCTCGCGCAAGTGGCGTTGCATCTTGTCGGCGTAACGTACGCCCTCGCCATTCGGCCCGTACCATGCGCTTGAAGAATCGAAATTCCGCACCAGCTCATTAAGCGTCATTACGCCAGACACCTCGCCATCGCTGGTGTATAGAATCCGCATAGGCGCGCGGGTTTTCTCACCCTCGACAAATTCAACAATGTCTGCCCAATCATCCGATTGAAAAACGACATCGCTTGAGCCATCGGGCATGTCGCGATGGATTGAAAAACGCGTACCCATCGCGCTTTCGCTCAAGGACTTGTCCACGTAATCCATGAAAATCTGCAAGCCAAGTGTTTCGCTTCTGTAACTCGGGCAAACGTCATTATGCCAAGATGAATCCGAAAACCCCTCGGGCATCGCGGGCAGATCAGCGAGCGGATAATCGGAAAATTCAGGATGAAATTCCGGCATTGCACTCCCCATGTTTTCGAGCCATTCAACCTTGGCGCAATAGGACGGCGGGAAACGCCATGCTTCCCATGATGGTCCTGTCGGCGTGATATCGACGCGCCCCTTTTCCTCATCATTCAATGCGACCCAGATAAAACCCTTGTCGCCCTCATCCTGCCATTGCGGCTTGATGTTCACCCTGTCGCCCTTGCGGATCATGTTCCTAACTCCGTGTTGCTCTTTTTCCATGTCCGGTAATATACGCCCCCCAGACGTATTACGTCAAGGGGGCGTATTGCAATTATTTATAATCTTTCGGTCTGGTACATCAGGTCATCAAGCGCAGCTTGACCACCCAATATCCGCAACAGGCTTTGCCCCTGACGGCGGCAGATTCGGAAAATCTTTTCCGCCTTGCGGCTGTCAACGTCATAACCATATTCGCCGCACCATTCCTCGAAAGAGGATTGCAATGCGCTGGCATCCATCGCGAGGCAGTTCAACACGTCCGGCAATGTCGGATCAGTGGTTACGCCTGACCCCTGACTATAGCCTACCGTCATTCCCCGCTTGCCCTTGCGGATCACGCAACGGAAATGATGAGCACTCGCCATCCATTTTTCGTCGGAGGCAAAATTCGGATTCGTATCAACGGTACGCCAGTTCATTTTCAGACCGTGTTCCGTGATAAATTGTTCAAGCGTTTTCATTTTTCTTTCCCCTCGCTTTTGTCTGTCGATGGATCAATGTCCCGTCACGATAACCAGCATTCACGATGATCTCTTGTACGTTCACGCTTTCCTCAACATCGGCCCAAGTGTCGGTTGCGCCAAGCTGACGTCGATGCTTCGCCCACACCTGCCGCATGATGTAGTGCGCTTCCACTTCGCTATAGCCGTACGCCTCGAATGAAAAATTGCGTGTTTCCAGCGAGGCCTTGAATATCTGCAACATTGTCTTTTCCCCTTGTTTCAACTGTCATGCTTATACGCCCCTCAGACGTATTACGTCAAGGGGGCGTATAGCGTTTATTTCTTGGAATGGCGCTTGATCAGTTCCTCGGGCGTTACCTTGTGCCTGATCATTTCCGCGATCAGGTAGGCAACCGATACGGGGATTTCCGTTTCGCCCAAGGCCCATCGCTGCCCCTGTCGCGGCGAATACCCGAAAAATTCCGCCGCGCGCTGCTGCGACAGTCCGAATTTATCGATCGCAATTCGGAATTGTGCCGGTGTCATTTTCATTTCCCTTTTCCTTTCCTCCAGCCAAATCGGCAAACCGGTGAAGCAAACCGCAAACGCAAATCAGCAAACCGGATCAGCAAACCGCTCGAGCAAATCGAGCTGGTTTTTTTCGTCTCCGAAAAGACCGGCATCGCACGCCAGTTGTGCGCGCGCCGGCCTCAGCGGTTGAGCGGATCTGCGCGCCAGCAAATCCGCGTTCGATCCTGCCGTCCCCGGCAAATCGAATTGTCCAGGCAAACCGCAAATCGCCATGTCACACCCCCTCCGCAGTCTTGAGAAACGTCCGCTGGATCTCGTAGCAATCGGATATCCAGCGCGTCCGCCACTTGGCGAACCATTCATCGTGACCGCCATAGGACCGTTCGAACTGCCAGCCCTTTGCGTTCGTCCCGGCTGGCAAACCGCGCTGACGCCGTTCGTGATTATTGTCCTTGCCGCTCGCCATGCGATCCTGAAAATTGTAGTCTTGGGTAGCCATTTGATCCCTCCTAACAGGGGTTTTTGGTCAGGACCGATTGAGGGAGTGCAATCCCTCAATCGGTTCGCTTTTTGGTTAAATACGTTCCGCCCGCTGACGCGCGGTACGTTCCGCCATTGTGATTGTCGGCGCGATCAGCTTGCCAAGCGCGGTTTTCGCCGTGGCGTTTTCGTTGCATTCGATCTCGTAGGCCAGGAGCTTGACGATAAAACTCCATTCATTTTCCGAAAGCAGCGACGCCCTGTCGCGAATTTGGTCGATATCCATTGCTCAATTCCCTTGTTTGCATTGCGATAGGAATCGTATACGCCCCTCAGACGTATTACGTCAAGGGGGCGTATGGAATTATTTTACGGAAATGTGGAAAACGGGTTTTCGTAAAGCGTCAGGACCGCTGACCTTTCCGGCCCTCGGCCCCCGCCAGTGCGGAAAGTCCTCTTTTGAGGTTTTGCAGCTCGGCAACCCCACCCGGAACCCTACCCCCCTCGCAAATATCGAATACGGCACGCGCAACCGGGGCACCCAGACGTTTTAAAACGTTCAAGGCCTCTTCATAGTCCTCTAAGGTCAAAACCTGCCTACGGGCTTCCCTGCGCCCCTGCGCGCTATCGGGATCGGCGGGTGTTCCGCCCTTGGGGTCAAGGTTGGCCGATCTTGGCGACCTGGGAGCCAGCGTCGCCCGCGCATAGTCCGCTGCCAGTTCATTCCAGTGTTTGCCAGCGGCAAACTGAACCGCGTTGATCTTGCCCGCCAGGAACAGGTACCCCAGCGTCGACCCCCATACCGCGTCGCGCATGCCCGCCAATGCAGCGTCCCGTAACCGCGTCACCTCGGCCGGCGACGGCAAATGGGATTCACGCTTGACCCGCCCGCTCGCTTCCCTGACCGCCATGACTTTCCGGCGTGACATGACCCTATGCCCCCCCGAAATGCGGAACCGGATCGTCAAAAGGTGCATCGAGCGGCAAATCGGTATCGGCAAACCGATCCAATGGATCACCGTGCGGCGTTCTCACCGCCGTCACGGTCGCACCCGGAAACGTCAGCTTGGCGTCGACCGTGGCACGATAGTCCGACAGCAAACGTCCGATCTCTTCCAGCGTGTAAACCGCGACCTTGCGCCCCTCCGCTACCGCGGCATGGGCTTGATGGGAATCGGGAACAATCACGGCAACCGTTCCGTCCGCAAGCGGCACCTCCCAGACCTCGCGCGCCAGCGGACTTTTGTTTTCTGCCATCGCCGCCTTATCCAGCGCCCACCACGCCGTTGCCATGCGCGCGGCTTCCCGCCGCACTGCTTCAAGGTCGCCATGCCAGATCGCCTGATTGAAAAGGTAGCGCTGCCTGTCGAATTTCTCGCGCAGCTCGGCGCTAACCAAAAGCCTTAATCGGCCAACGCCCCATTTGCGTTCCGCCTCGACAGCCACCTGGTCGGCGCCGTCGATATAGCTTTGCGCCGTGATGTAAGTTCCCGCCGTCATGGCCCAGGATTGGGAACTCGCTAACGGGTCTTTGCTCATCGTATTTCCCCCCCACACCCCCTATAGAGGGAAGAAATACGATACGACGAGGTTATGAGTAACCTCGTATCGTAGAGTGATACGAAATTTCGAAACAAACTCATCACCTTGTCGAAATTCGTCACGTCGTATTTGCCTCCGTATCGGGGCTGATACGTTGACAAAAACGACCATTTTCGTATCGGGGCAAATCGATACGATAGTTCCACGTCATTTACCTTCGTAGCCAATTGCGTCCTCCCCTTTTTTGGTAATCCGGTACTTCTTGTTTCGAAATTGCGTCACGAAACCGTATGCGAGCAACGCCCGCATGATGCGCTGCACTTTCGGTTTGCTTGGGCGCCCCTCGTTCACAAACCCCGCCTTGATTGCGATGCTCGCAAACGAAATGTCCTCGTTCGCTGCCATGATCTCGAGGACGCGGTTTTCATCCGTCTCGATACGGGCTTCACCCGCTTCGACCGAGCTCTCGGCGATCGGAACTGCAATGACAGAGGGCATCAGCCGCCCCTCCGCGTCCCTCACCCGCGCGCTTTCAGCCGTCCTGATCTCGAAAGCGACCGGTTCAAATTCCGGCCCGCGGAACTTGCCGAGCCAATGCAAAACAATCTGCTTTTCGCCGTCCGCCCATAGCGTCAGGTTACCGTCCACCTCATTGACGAATGCCGAGCCCCCCATCGGCAGCAAATTGTCCTGCGTGGCATTCTTGATCGGATGGCAGTTGACCAGCACAGCCGGTTTGCCGGGAAGGAACGTCAGCCGCCGCAGCAACCGCGCGTAGCCGCCCTGCAAGGCGTTCGAATTGGCGTCATCGCCCAGGAAATACGCCGCCGCCGTGTCCACGATCACCAGCACGAGATCGTCGATCCCTTTCGCCGCCGCCTCGATCACGGGCAACTGTGCCTCGATATTGATCACGCCGGCCACGAACCGCATTTTGAGGGATTCAGCCGCAAAGCCGTAGGCGTCCGCCAGCACCAGCAACCGCGCCCGGATATCGTCGGGGTTCTCGCCAGCCAGCAGCAGGACCGTGCCGGATTTGACCTCGCGCCCGTGCATGGGAAGGCCGCGCGCGATGCACTGCGCCATATACATCGCCAGCGCCGTCTTGCCGTGGCCGGTGCGGGCGGTGAGCGAATACAGATAGCCGCGCTGCAGGATCCCGTCGACAAGGTAGGCTGGCGGGGTAAAACCGGCGACGAACTCAGCCGCCGTCAGGATCAGCGGCAACGGCTTGCCGGTTGCGGGGTCGATCGTGGGCTTGGCGTCAATTGGTGCTGGCGATGGCGTCAATTGACGCTTTGGTTTTGCAGCTTCCTCAGCCACCCGATCGTCCCAATGGCGCATCGAGGCCCGCCACTTGCCCAAAAAGGCCGTAGGCCCGCGGCCTTCCCGTTCCAACAGCTCGGTTTTAGCGGCGCCGCTTAGACGTGAAACGACGGAACGCTCATAGGTCGAATAGGCGACCGACGCGCGCAATTGCTGTTCGGTGTCAGACGGACGGCCGATCGGGTTTTCCCGTTTGTGATCGAGGATCGAGGCCCACACCACCCGCGCCATGTAGGCCTCGCGGCCGTCCGTACGGTGGCCGAAATCGTCAAAGTCATGGCCGGGAGAGGCGGTTGTTTCACGAGGAACGGACGTGTCGCCGCCATGCGCCTCGACCAGCATTTCAACGGCGTCGAGCAACCATTGCGGCGCGGTTGCTATTTCCGTTTCCCACGGGGCATGGCCTTTCGCCCACTCGTAGACATGGCCGGATTCGTGCCGTGATGGCGGCAACAAGGCAAAGCCGCCGGTGCCCCTGATATCGACGCCGATCGAGGTGCGGTTGGTTGGCGCCCGGAAGCCTTCGGGGAAGCGAAAGAGTTTCTGCCGTCCGCCGCCGCCTGTGTGCTGCTCGACCGTCTCGGGGTCGAGGCCGGAATTTTCAGACTCGATCAGGTCATGCCACCACGCCGCGGCGCTTGGCGTCTTGTGGTCGTCCAAGTCGATCACAAGCACGTTGCCGGACGCCATGCCGGTCACAATGCCCATATTGGAGCGGCCGACGTGTTCGCCGCCTTTGCCGTACCAGCGCTCGAAGGTGGCTTGCGGCGCCAGGTTTTTGCGGTACTCGGTCCACTCCGCAAGCTTCGGCCGCTTCCAGGGCGTGCCTTTCGGCGCCTCGTCCGGCATGTAGCAGGGGATCACCTGCAGACCGAGCGAGCGGTACATCGCCGCCCATTCACCGGGACCGGCAAAGTCAGGATCAAAATCAATGTGAGGGGCGGAGCCCATCATAGGCCCCGCCCCTCAACAGGAATCGAAATGCCAGTTACAACCACGCTTGCACCTATGATGGGGACGCTCGCTGTTGTTTCTGTCAGGTGTAGGGACCGGGAGAGCGTCAGACCTCTTCCGGCCCCGCTTTTTTACTCAGCCGAAATCAGCCATGACGTCGGGCACGGCGGTTTTGGCTTGCGGCGGTGGTGGTGCAACTCTTGTCGAGCCGGTCGAGGGCGCCATCGGTTGCGTTGTTGGTGCCGTCTCGTTCTCAAAGCCCGTCGCGCCCGCCTTGGGCGAGAATTCCAGATCGCCGCGCGGAACCCAGGCCACGATCCTGAACGTCGGGTGGTAGTTGGTCGATTGCCGCTCGCCCGTGCCGCTTTTAACCGGCGTCGACTTTTCCATGATGATCACGGGCAGCTTGCCGGGATTTTTGGAAGCCTCTGCCTTGTACTGCAGATAGACCGCCTGGAGCCCCGACAGGAACGCCTTTGACGTCCCCGCCACCTCGCGTAACGGCGGTTGTCCGGCCGCGCACTCGGTCGACAGCTTCACCATGAAGCGGATCCCGTTTTTGTGGACGTCGGACGGCCGCGGCGGCAAGCGGCTGCCGATCGGCACCAGCCGGAAATCCGGCGCCGACCCGGCCACGAAATTGATCCAGCCGACCTCGACGTTTTCAAAGTCGGCGATGACCTTGAAAATTGCCGTGATGTCGACCGGCTCACCGACAAAACCGTTGGCCGTTTCGGTTCGATCGACGCGGAACCAGCGCCCCGATCGTGCATCGTATTTTATGATCGGCAGAAAGTCGCCGCTTTCCGCCGTCTCGGTGGAAAATCCAAACACACTCATGGTACTCTCCTAAAGGGCTGCAATAGGCTTGCAGCGTTGCCATTCCCCGTTGTTGGGGAAATTTCAGATATGCCAGTATTGGAACGCCAGCGCGCGCGCCTCTGGCCCGGTCCAATAGAAACTTTCCAGGTCAGGCACGGTGATATCGACGAAGAATTGCGGATCGTCGGATTGATTCAGGAATTTCTCGACATGCAAGGCGGTTTGGTAAAGCGCTGCCCTGTGCGCGTCGATATTTTCGACGGTGTAAGTCTGGCACTTTTTCGGTGTTGCGTAGGTGATGCGCGCCGCGGCGTTGTTGCTTGTGACGTAGAGTGACACCTGCTTGGCGTGGTTGACCCTGATCTCTGACGGCATGCGCTCGGTTGTTTTCAGGTCCGTCGTGATGTTGTGCTCGGCCCAATGGAAATCGTAGTAGCCGAAGATCGGCAGTTTGAGCCCATCCGGCTTCCACTCGACCGATCCCTGGCACTCTGACGGCACGCCGTACGGGCGCAGCTCTTCAAGCGCTTGCGCCACCATGTCGGGAATGTTGCCGCGGTACTTTTCGCGCCGCTCATCGACCGACATGGCGGAAAGCGTGTCGTATTTGAGAAACGCCACTTCGTTACAGGCTTTGAAATCCGCCGTTGGGTTCAGCAACCCAAACGTCACGCCGTCCTCGACCGCGACGCCGCGGTGGGCTGGCACGCCGACCGGCTGGCGCAAGCCCAGCACCCGCTCGAGCACGAACATGGCGGGCGAGGCGCAGAATAAATTCAAGGCGCTTGGGCTGTGCCGGATATAAGTCGGCGCCGCGGCATAGACGACCGGCTTTGCATCGGTTGTGTCTTGTACGTTCATGGTCATTTCGGTGTCCCCTTTAATGCCCCGACCGAGGCGAGAAAATCAGTTGCTTCATTGAGAGTCTTCGCCATTGCCCACGGGTGTCCGAGCTCAAAGGCGTAGTCGCGGAATGTTTTTTGATCATTTGAAAGTCGTCCGCCTTCGACTTTCATT